TGTGGCTCAATAGCTATTGTTCTATTCGTCTTGCGACTCTTAGGAACAGTGGTAATTCGGTTACCGGGTACTAGTTTGAACGCTTGCACATTATCTTTCCAAAGAGGAGACTCTTGGATAAGATGCCATGCAAGCGGCGCACAAGCAACCGTAACCTCTGGGGTTCTGCAATCGAACTTATGTGCGGCTGTACTTCCATCGCGACGCGTCTTGTTGAAGGACGCGCCTGCAGAGAAGGAACAGCTTTCGCTAAGTTCGGACATAGAAGGCTGGGGCCCTAAAAGGCGTAGTATTTTTAAACGAGCTTCAGAAATTGAAGCTTCGCCGACACTCTTGTGAGAGTGTCTACTATCGTCTTTTAGAGAAAGTCGTTGGTTTACTTCACGCATATAGCGTTCAGTAGCAACGAAACTTTCGTAAGCCGGAGCATCTAAGTCAAGTTCGTCATCGTCGCCAAGCTTATCAGAAAATTTGCGCAAGATTTCAACACATAAATAATCGTGTCGAAAAATTGCGTGATCTGTATAAGCTCGGGGGTCGAATCTACTGGATATTTCTCCATAAGATTTAAACTCCTTAACACGACGAAACTCCGCGCTAAGCGCAGAAGTCGAACACGCAGCGATCTTCCGCACTAGTGCGAGAGGATCGTTCGTAATAGTTTTATTGGCCTTTAATGGCTTCTGACTCATTACATTATCCTTAGAAGGAATACTTCAGTTAGTAGACTAAACTTGCGACACAATCGAAATTCTTAATAGAAATGTTCGATGTTCTCGACAGTTGATACGATATTACTATCGTCCAACGCTGCTTTAACGAGCTCAAGGATTTGAGTACGTTCAGCAACAGGCCCTTGCATAGGTAACAGGAATTCAACGTGACAACGTGTCACGCCGTCTACCGTTACCATATCAAGTGATTCATCAGTTGGGTTCTTGACATTAAGTCGAGGAACCGCAATTTGAAGCTTCACACGATATACTCCGGACACAGCATTAGATGCTGGTTCAGAGATACTATGGGTCAATGATGGATAACCTACAGGCACGCCTGTAGATTGGTCACGGAAAGTGGCCACATCATTCTTGTCGATTGTCACAGGTTTAAAAACACTACTACCTGCAGTAGTTGTAAGAGTAATTTCAGCTAATGCTGGCATAATGATCACCTACGGTGCGTTATGGATCTACCGAATCTTAAGATTCGATGTGATTAGATCCTTGGTTTGATATAAAAGTGCAGATCCTGTTACCGCATGCCACAAAGTGGACGGGTAACGAAGAGGCGGAAGCCTCAAGGATGGAGCACTGGTGAAAACCCCTCGTTGGACGTCTTTCTCTGTAACAGAGAAAGAACCCGTGCCTTCCGTTACATAGCTATATGAGCTAGTTTCGTAAGGGCGCGGAGTTATGTTACAATTTACCTCACAATCACTAGCAGTAGTGATTGATCCTCCTAAGTAATTAAGACCGGCATCAGCTGTCATAGCTGATATCCAAGTCCCGATTGGAATAAACCAATCGATCACGAAAGAGAAA